ACTGAGGTCAAGCACTTCGTAGGCGGCGCAAGCTAATCCAACGAAACAGATCGGAGTCCCGTCGCTTGTAGGTTAGCGGCGGGGCTTCGCTGTTTGTTCTATGCAACCCTAAAGTAGAATAGAAGCAGCGGAAACAATCTAGCTAAAAGAAGTGAGGCAAAAGTGGCCATAACCAACGGCTATTGCACCCTAGCTCAAATCAAAGCATCTGCCGGTATTACCGACACAGTAGACGACGTATTGCTTGAGCTTGCAGTAGAAGCCGCTTCACGCGAAATTGACGGCGCAACGGAGCGCCAGTTCTTTCAGACAACTACAACGCGTGTCTACGCACCTCGCGACTCTTTCATCGCAGACATTGATGATCTTGTATCGCACACTCACATCAAAACTTCTACAGCCGCAGACGGTGTCTTTGACGAAACCTGGACATCCACCGACTACCAGCTTGAGCCGCTCAACGGAATAGCTGGCGGCATAGCTACACCAAGAAACATAATCCGAGCAATTGGCGATTACACCTTCCCGGTTGTCGGCGGCGAAGCAACGATTGAGGTGGCTGGAACTTTTGGCTTTAGCGCAGTGCCAATTCAGATAGTGCAAGCAACGGTCATACTTGGATCGCGTATCTTCAAGCGCAACGACTCACCGCTCGGCGTAGCAGGCTTTGGAGAAATCGGCGTGATTAGAGTAGGCAGGTTTGACCCCGATGTTGAGGCAATGATTATGCCATTCAAGAAGGTAAGGTTTGCGTGAGCATTACAGCGATACGCGATGCACTAGCCACGAACATCGGCACAATTTCAGGGCTAAGAACTTCGGCGGAAATCCCAGATAACCCCAACCCGCCACAAGCGGTAGTCCAGCTTCAGTCTGTCAACTACGACGGCGCAATGAAGCAAGGGCTAACGACTTACAATTTTTTGGTTTCAGTAATAGTCGGCAGAGTTGACGAGCGCAACGCACAACGCAAGCTAGACGGCTACGCATCTTCATCAGGCGCTACCTCGGTGAAGTTAGCAATCCAGTCAGACAAAACTCTTGGTGGCACTGCCTTCGACGTGAGGGTCACAGACATGACTAACATCGGTGCGGTATTATTAAGTGATGCAACATACCTAGCGGCAGACTTTGTCGTGACAGTTTATTCAAACTAAGGAGAACAACTTGGCTAAGTTCGTAGCTACAGATTACACAATCACCGTTGGCGGGGATGACTTGAGTGCAAGCTTGGCCGCCCTAACCCTAGACATCTCAGTAGATGAGCAAGAAACCACTGCATTTGGAAACAGCTCCCGGACTCGTATCGGCGGCTTGAAGGATGGATCAGTAAGCCTAGACTTCCACCAGGACTTCGCAGCCGACTCTATTGACGCAACACTATTTCCACTATTGGGGACAGTAGTTGTAATCACAGTAACCCCAACTGGGGAAGCTACTGGCGTAACGAATCCGATTTACACATTTTCGGCGCTTGTAACTCAGTACACACCATTCGCTTCGTCAGTCGGCGATCTAGCCACGTTATCAGTTAGCTGGCCTGTAACCGGCGATGTAGTCCGCGCCACAAGCTAATAAGGAGCAAAAGTGAACATCAACCTACGAATCGTTTACAACGACGAAACAGCCAAGGACATTAGCGCAGGTGCGTCGGACATAGTTGCATTTGAAACAAAGTTTGATTTGAGCATTGCTCGACTCCAACAGAATGTAAAACTGACGCACTTGTTCTTCCTTGCATGGCATACAGAAAAGCGAACTGGCGCAGTCAAGGACACTTTTGAAAAGTGGCTTGAAAGCGTTAGCAGCATAGAGGCTCAAGACGCAAAAAAATAGAAGGGCTGGGCGATGACAGTCTGCACTGGCGCATCGTTTGGATTGCTTGCGAAACAGGGATTAGCCCGCGTGAACTGCTAGAGCTTGAGCCTCGTATGCTTTGGACAATGGGTCGCTACCTAGAAGCCAAGAATCAAAGGCAACAACGCAAGCGGTAAACTGGTAGCAAGGAGCGCGGATGATAACGACTAGCATTGACCAGCAGGGACTCCGCGAGGCTTTGAAAGAACTAAAGCAACTTGATGAAAACGCAATCAAAGACTTACGCGCAAATCTTCGAACAGGCTTAGGCCCAGCGGCTACCGCAATAGCAGGATCGGTTCCAGTTGAAGCACCGCTATCTGGTATGAATAACAAGGGCAGGCTTGGCTGGTCGGCGGTTAGAAGCTCGGTTAGCTTTACCCCTGGCAAATCTAAAAAAAGTGGGAACAGTTTCCTTGCCACAATCAAGATAACTGGTAAGAGCAAAAAGGGCGGCTTTGAAATGGCGGAGCTTGCAGGCTCTCGCACTAAGGGCGTAACGGCATCAGGTCGCGCAATGATTCGTGGACTCAACGCACGCTACCCAATGATAAAACGTGGCGGTCGTTTCACCTATGCCAAGTTCCGCGAGCTAAGACCGCAAATCGAAAAACTCGCAATCAAAATAATCAAACAAACGACTGACAAAGTGAACAAAAGGTTGGTGCGCTAATGTCAATCAACCTGCCGATTCTAACCAAGTTTGATAGCTCAGGCGTTGACGCTGCTGAAGGCGCTCTTGGTAAGTTCGGCAAGGCAGTTGGTGCAATTGCAATAGCTGCGGCGGCAATAACCGCTGGCATCGTTGCTAAGGGACTAAAAGACTTTGCAGACTTTGACTCAAAGCTTCAAGAGTCCGTCGCAATTATGGGCGACGTTTCCGATGTCATGCGCGACGACATGGCAGAGGCCGCCAAGCTTGTAGGACTCAACACAAAGTTCTCTGCTGAAGAAGCCGCTGAGTCTTTCTTCTTCCTAGCATCGGCCGGTCTAACCGCATCAGAGTCAATTGCCGCATTGCCACAAGTCGCCCTCTTTGCGCAAGCTGGTATGTTCGACATGGCAACGGCGACTGACTTAGCAACAGACGCACAGAGCGCACTAGGGCTTACCTCAGACGACGCAGCCGAAAACCTTGCAGGACTTACAAGAGTTACTGACGTATTCGTAAAAGCCAACACACTAGCTAACACCTCAGTAGAGCAACTGGCTGCCGCCTTCACCACTAAAGCTGGTAACGCAATCAAGACCGTAGGCAAGGATCTTGAAGAAGGTGCGGCGGCCCTAGCAGTATTTGCCGACCAAGGTATCAAGGGCGAGCTAGCTGGAACGCTTTTGACGAACACCTTGTTCGGATTGTCTGACCGCGCCAAAGCAGTACCAAAGGAATTTGAGCGACTAGGCATTGCCGTCTTTGACGCAGATGGAAACATGAGCAACTTGGCAGACATTGCCAGAGATGTAACAGTTGCCTTTGATGGACTAAGCACCGAGCAGAAACTTGCAGAGCTTTCAAACCTAGGGTTTAGCAAACAATCGCGTCAGGGTATTTTGGCGTTGGTTGGTAACAGCGAGGCGCTTACCGAATACGAAAGCAAGCTGCGTGATGCCGGCGGGACTGCTGAAGAAGTAGCCGCTAAGCAGATGAACTCGCTGACTGGCGATTTGATTCTGATGAACTCGGCGTTTGCTAACGCATCTCTTGTAATAGGTGAGGCGTTTGAGCCAGCCGCCCGAGGACTAGTTGGTGCGCTTACTCCAATTGTCAAAGAGCTGACTCCATTACTTGCAGAAATACTAGACGACCTCTCGCCAAAGATTGAACGCGTTGCAAAAAACATTTCAGAGTTTGTGACTGCTTTATCTTCTGGCGAGGGCAGGGCTGATTTATTCCAGAACATTAGCGACAGCATCAAGAACTTTTTCGCTGGCGGTGGATTGAAAGACGCGCTGCTGGCGTTCAACCAATTTAGATTCGACCTGATCAAGTCAATACTTGACGCGCTGCCAGGAATACTTGAGGGCTTTGTTAAAGTCCTACCATTGGTCATTGCGTTCCTAGCTAACGAATTTATTCCTACGCTAATTGACCAGTTCGTGATGATTTCCACAGAGCTTGTTAGAGTTTTAGCTGACGCGCTGCCTATGATTATTCAGGCAATCGCTGACACCATCCCCGGCATACTGGCCGCCCTCTCAGAAATGCTGCCGGTTATTCTCGAGCGGTTGCTTTCCTTTATCCCAGAGGTGCTGACGGCCGCGCTGGAAATCTTCAACTCGCTTATTGACGCGCTGCTGATAATCGTGCCGCAGCTAATTACTACCGTCATCGAGCTGCTACCTCAGCTAGTAGAAACAGTCTTGGGGATGTTGCCAGAGTTTATTGACTCTGCACTTGAGCTGTTCAACGGCTTGATTACTGCACTGGTTGAAATTATCCCGATGCTACTAACTGCCATACTTGACGCTCTGCCTTCCATCCTGCTAACCGTCGTTGGGATGCTTCCGGAATTGCTAGAAGCTGGCATTGAGTTGTTCATGGGTCTTGTTATGGCAGTGGTAGACATTCTGCCAGAACTGCTAGTTGCGATTGTTGAGCTACTGCCTGAGATAACTGCCGCTGTAGTTGGCATGATTCCTGAGCTACTGGTCGCAGGCATTGACTTGTTCCTGGCTCTGGTCACTGCGCTAATTGACGCAACCCCAGAGATACTGACAGCCATTATCGGTCTGATCCCTGAGATAACCGGCGCACTGATTAGCGCAATGCCACAAATGGTAGCCGCTGGCTTTGACTTGCTAACGGGTTTGGCTAAGGGCATCTACGACAACCTGCCAAGGATTGCCAGCAACATAGCGAGCAGCATCGGCAGCTCAATCACTAACAGCGTCAAGAGCTTCTTTGGAATTGAATCACCATCAAAGCTATTCGCTGGAATCGGTGGGGACTTAGCGGCTGGACTTGAGCAGGGCATACAAGACTCCAAAGATCTAGCAGTCGGCGCATCGCTTGAGATGGCAAGCGAAGTGAAGTTTGCATCCGACTCAGCCTTTGACGGGGTATCAGCAGGCGCAATGTTTACGCCCTCATTCGGCAACACAAGCAAGAAGCAAAAGAGTGCAGGCAGTAACATCAACATCACAATCAACGCTGGCATCGGTTCTGATCCAGTCTCAATCGGTCGCGGTGTCGTTGACGCAATCAAGCGATACGAGTCAGTATCGGGCAAAGTCTTTGTCAGCGCATGACAGTCAAGATAGAACTAGGGTTCACCGCTGA